AGCAGTAGTTAAACGTGCTATTGAATTAACTGACGTAGACTTTGGCGTGACGTATGGTGTACGCACACTAGATGAACAGAAAGAACTATACAACTCTGGTCGATCACAAACTATGAACTCTAAACATCTTATTCAAGATGATGGCTATTCGTATGCAGTAGACCTTGTGGCCTATTTTGGTTCCAACGTTTCATGGGAACTAAACGTGTATGATAATATATGTGATGCTATGGCAGCTGCAGCAGAAGAACTAGAAGTTCCTATCAAATGGGGGGCAGCTTGGTCAGAGGGTGACATTCGTTACTACGATGATACAGCGGAAGACGCAATGAATGCGTATATTGATTTGCGTCGATCCCAAGGGCGTAGACCCTTTATTGATGCCCCACATTTTGAAAAGATGTAGTTATGGAAAACTTAAAACTTCCTGTTGCACTTGTTGCAGCTATGGCTGTACAGCTTGCGGGTGGTGTATGGTGGGTATCTCAACAGGCATCTACTATCACTAACCTAGAAGAGACTGTTAGTCAGCTTGGCTCACGTATGGCTATTGAAGATAATATTAACCTCAAGCGTGACGTTGTAGGTAACGGCGTAGAGATACAGTACGTATGGAGTGACATAGAAGAACTATGGGATGAACTTGCCTCTATGACACTAGCTATTGGTGAGATCAACAAACTTAAACAACGCATAGCTGTTATGGAGACTGAACTACGTTATCTCAACCGTGATCCTAGAAATATGGAAAAGTAAATGAGATGGTTAATTTTAATCTTGCTATTATCTGGCTGTGGCTTAAGCCTAAGTTCACTTAACCCTTTTTCGGGAGGGGGTGGCCCCACAGTTAATAGTAATGCCCAGATAGGGGCAGAGAATCGTCAAGCAGTAGTGTCTGTAGAACAAACAGAAGAAGTGACTGCTGGCAGAGATGTAGTACAAACAGAGATAGTAAAAGAAGTTGAGGCAGGATCGGTGGAAACTTTAGAAATATTTAACACTAATATCCCCCCTTGGGTTATTATACTCCTTATCCTTGGCTGGCTGCTACCCACACCTACCGAAATGGTTAGGGGGTTTACAAATTTTGTGTTAACATTATTTGGGCGTAAAGACAATCCCAAGTATGATAGATATAAATAAGTAAATTAATAGCAAACTTTATACTTGCATTAATTAAAAGAAAGAGTTAGAATGGCACGAGCATTAACAGAAAAACAACAGAAACTACTTGCAGTCTTATTTGACGAGGCAGGTGGTGACATTATAACTGCAAAAAAACTTGCAGGATATTCGGATGCTACTTCGTCTACTGAAATTCTAGGCTCTTTGAAAGAAGAAATATTAGATGCTACATCTACCTACATGGCACGTAATGCACCAAAGGCTGCAATGGCTATGGTAGGTGCTTTATATGATCCTACAGAGTTAGGTATTCGTGATAAGATGCAAGCAGCTAAAGAGTTACTAGATCGTACTGGTCTAGTTAAAACAGAGAAGATGCAAGTAGAAGCAAAGGGTGGAGTAATGCTTATGCCACCAAAACAAATGGATGAAGATGACTAAACCATTAAAGCAATGGAAGTTACCCCAACCGACTGACATAAAAGAAGACAACGAATGGGTTCCTATTCCTCGTATATCTAGGACCATTCCCTTTGGCTATGAGTTAGACCCCGACGATCCTGACGTATTATTACCTATTGATAAACAACTCGACATGCTTGATAAAGCAAAAGAGTACCTTAAACAATATTCATATCGTGAAGTAGCTAATTGGCTGACACGAAATACGGGCAGAGATATATCCCATGTAGGTTTACGCAAACGGTTGGAAAATGAACGACAACGAAAAAACAAAGCTAGAAGCCTACGCCGATGGGCAGACTATGCGAAAAAGGCAATCGCCAAAGCGGAAGAAATTGAACGTAGCAGACTCGGAGCAAAAGCCCAAGAAGACTACGAGGAAGACTACGACGAAGCGAAAGCCTGAACCCGCAAAGATAGTTGAAGAGATTCCTATTGAGGAACAGCACAACGTAATCTTTAAACCCAATGAAGGACCACAAACAGAGTTCCTTGCAGCGGGTGAGCGTGAGGTGCTGTATGGTGGCAGTGCAGGTGGGGGTAAGAGCTACGCCATGCTGGCAGACCCATTACGCTATATGGGCCACCCAAGCTTCTCAGGATTGCTCCTACGGCATACTACGGAAGAACTTCGTGAACTTATATTCAAGTCGCAGGAAATGTATCCCAAAATCTGGCCGGGAATTAAGTGGTCAGAACGTAAGATGCAATGGACTGCACCCTCTGGTGCACGACTGTGGATGTCCTACCTAGACAAAGAAGATGACGTGTTACGTTATCAGGGTTTAGCATTTAGTTGGATAGGCTTTGACGAGCTAACTCAATGGGGTAGTCCCTTCGCTTGGAATTATATGCGCAGTCGCTTGAGATCGACAGCACCTGACTTGCCTATCTTTATGAGGGCAACTACTAACCCCGGCGGCAGGGGGCATCACTGGGTTAAAAAAATGTTTATTGACCCGGCACCCGCAGGAAAAACTTTCAGTGCAACAGACATTGAAACAGGTGAGATACTTAAATATCCTGCAGGGCATGACAAAGCAGGAAAGCATTTATTCAAACGTAGGTTTATACCTGCAAGACTTTCTGACAATCCTTATTTGTCAGAGCAAGGTGACTACGAAGCCATGCTGCTTTCCTTACCTGAACAGCAACGTAGGCAGTTACTAGACGGTGATTGGGATATTAAAGAAGGTGCTGCATTTACAGAGTTTGATCGTAAGGTTCATGTAGTCGATCCCTTTAAGATACCGAACAATTGGGTAAAGTTTAGGGCGTGTGATTATGGTTATGGTTCTTATAGTGCTGTTGTGTGGTTTGCTGTTGCACCTGACGAACAACTTATTGTGTACAGAGAATTGTACGTCAGTAAAGTTTTAGCAACAGACCTTGCCGATATGGTCCTAGACTTAGAGGCAGAGGATGGTAACATTAAATACGGAGTGCTTGACTCTTCTCTTTGGCACAAACGTGGTGACACTGGACCCAGCCTTGCTGAACAGATGCTTAACAGAGGATGTCGTTGGAGACCGTCAGATCGTTCTAAAGGCTCTCGTGTAGCAGGTAAGAACGAAGTACACAGAAGACTACAGGTAGATGAGTTTACAGAAAAGTCCCGACTAGTGTTCTTTAATACATGTACAAATATAGTGGCACAATTACCTGCAATACCATTGGATAAAAAGAATCCAGAAGACATTGACACACACTCAGAAGATCACTTGTACGATGCATTACGCTATGGTATAATGTCGAGACCAAGATTTAGCATATTTGATTACGATCCTAATGCTACGAGATCAATGGGTATGCGAGTAGCAGATTCAACATTTGGTTATTAAGGAAAAATAAATGGCAGAAGATAACGAAGTATTTATTGAGGATGACGCTGTTATTCTTGAGGATACAGATAACTCAGTAGAAGAAGACGCAGATACTTCTAAAATCATTCCGTTTATTATGGAACGGTATCATCGTGCAGAAGACTATCGTAGGCAGGATGAAGAACGTTGGCTAAGGTCATATCGTAACTATCGTGGTATCTATGGGCCAGAGGTTCAGTTTACAGAAGCTGAGAAGTCTCGTGTATTTATTAAAGTAACTAAAACAAAAACACTGGCTGCGTATGGTCAGATTGTAGATGTGTTGTTTGCAAAGAATAGTTTTCCCCTTACTGTTGATCCTACTGAACTGCCAGATGGTGTAGTAGAAAACGTAAGCTTTGATCCTGCTATTCCTAAAGAATTGCAAAAAGATAAGAAAGCTGACCCAATATCTCCTTATGGTTTCAACGGAGATGGCAAAGAGCTTCCTGCAGGAGCTACCGCAAAAACATTACAGGAACTACTTAATCCAGAACTGCGTGAAAAGCTAGAAGATATTGATGGTGTTAAAGAAGGTGCAGGTGCTACACCTACATCTGTTACATTTAGCCCTTCAATGATTGCAGCAAAGAAGATGCAAAAGAAAATTCAAGATCAACTTGATGAATCATCTGCGTCTAAACATTTACGTAACACTGCCTTTGAAATGTCTTTGTTTGGCACAGGTGTTATGAAAGGTCCATTTGCTGTAGATAAAGAGTATCCTAGTTGGAATGATGAAACAGGTGAGTATGAACCTACCTTTAAAACTATTCCACAAGTATCTCATGTGTCGGTGTGGAACTTCTATCCTGACCCAGATGCAAACAACATGGACGAAGCACAGTATGTAATTGAACGTCACAAGCTATCTCGTTCACAGTTGCGCAATCTAAAGAAACGCCCATACTTCCGTAGTCAAGTTATTGATGAAGCTATTGTTCTTGGCGAAAACTATGACAAAGAATATTGGGAAGATGATCTATCTGATTACGCACCAGAGCACGGCATAGAACGTTTTGAAGTACTAGAGTATTGGGGTATGGTAGACGTTGAGATGCTTATGCAGCAAGGTGTAGACATCCCCCGTGAACTACAGGATACTGACGAACTACAGGCAAACGTTTGGATTTGTAATGGTAAACTGCTGCGTATGGTACTAAATCCATTTAAACCAGCCCGTATTCCTTACATGGCAGCACCCTATGAGTTAAATCCTTATAGCTTCTTTGGCATTGGCATTGCCGAAAATATGGATGATACTCAAACACTTATGAACGGTTTCATGCGTATGGCTGTAGATAATGCTGTATTGTCAGGCAATCTATTGATTGAGGTTGATGAAACTAACCTTGTACCGGGGCAAGACTTGAGTGTGTATCCCGGCAAGGTGTTCCGTAGGCAAGGGGGCGCACCGGGACAGGCTATTTTTGGCACCAAGTTCCCTAACGTTGCTGGCGAAAACTTACAGCTGTTTGATAAGGCACGGGTACTTGCAGACGAATCTACTGGCTTTCCATCCTTTGCACATGGGCAAACAGGTGTTAGTGGTGTAGGTCGTACCGCTTCTGGTATCAGTATGCTTATGGGCGCAGCTAGTGGCACAATTAAAAACGTAATTAAAAATGTAGACGATTACTTACTTCGCCCATTAGGTGAGGGACTGTTCCGATTCAACATGCAGTTTGACTTTGATCCTGAAATTAAAGGTGATCTGGAAGTTAAGGCACGTGGTACGGAATCACTTATGGCTAATGAAGTACGTAGCCAACGGCTTATGCAATTCTTGCAAGTATCATCTAACCCAGCACTTGCACCGTTTGCTAAGTTTCAATACATCATTCGTGAGATTGCAAAGTCTCTTGATCTTGACCCCGACAAAGTTACCAACAATATGAACGAAGCTGCTATTCAAGCTGAACTAATGAAACAGTTCCAGCAAGAACAGCAAGCACAACAACCTCAACAAGGTGGTCCTGCAGGCGCAAACCCAATGGACCCATCAGGTGCAGGTGGTGGTAACATAGGCACAGGTCAAGTGCCAACACCTCAAGAACAAGGATTTAGTGGAAATGCAGGACAAGGAGCACCACAGCAAGCTCAAGGGGCTGGTCAGCAACCAAGCCCAATGGGATAAGTTTACAGACTATTTAAGTTTTTTAATAGAACAACAACATCGTGTTATGGAACAATCGGATAACGCTGTTGCAATGCACAGAGCACAAGGTGCCGTATATCAATTACGTAGGCTTAAACTACTTAGGGACGAAGTATTAAAAAATGGCTGAAGTAGGTACCAAGACAGGCTCAAAAACACAAGCAGGTAGGGATGTATACAAAACACCTGAAGGTGAAATGGTATCTGAAAAGTCTACTACTTTTAAATATAAAGGTAAGTGGATCAACGTACCTACCATACATAATGGGTATGCCTATGACGATGACATACTTCGCATGATGTTAGATTCGGAAGTTATAAAACCCACAAGTACCCATAAAAGTAAAGAAGATGCTATAAAGTCTGCTGTAGAAAGAAGTAAGTCTTTAAATTTTAACGAAGGTGGGATGGCTGACTATCGTAAACGCCTTGTTGATATGACAGACGAAGAACGTGCAGAAGTAGCACCCAGTGCGGGTAACTTCTCGGATGTGTACGGTGACAGGACAGATAAACCTTTATCTGTGCAAATGGCAGAGGCAGGACTTGATTTTACTCCGGTAGGTGCTGCAATGGCCGTTTCAGATGAGTTGGACCAAGAAGACCCTAGTCTTTTAAAGATTGCTGGTATAACTGCTGCAGAGGTTGTTGGTTCTGCTGCACCTATGGCTAAACCTGTCTTAAAAAGTATGTTACGTAAGGGCGATGATGTAGCTGTTAACTTAACAGAACAGGCACTAACTAATACTTTAGATGACTTAAATATTTCTGCTGATGATTTAGAAAAGTGGCGTAAGAAAAACTATGCTAAGAATAAGTTCAGAGTACCTCCTCAAGAAAAGTTAGCTGATGCTGCAGATGCCCTACGTCAAGGTGAGATAACATCTGCAGAGTTTAGGGAGCTATCAGGGGTTTTCCAACCCATCTTACCCATAAAGAAGATGCCAAAGTTTCCTACAAAGAAAGATGTAGCACAGGCTTTACATGCTACAGGTGGGGACAAAAAAGTAAACAAGGGTATTATTGGTGTAAATAAAACTATTGAAGATGGTACTCAAATATCTGCAAGATTAGATATACCAGCTTACAATGACACAGATACTTGGGTTGTAACTCTTCACGATGGTGTTGATAAAAGTGGAGCTACAGTAGGATATGGTCAAACTGCTGTTCTTAACAATGTAAATTTTACAACCAATCCTTTAGCTGCTTCCTCTATTGCTGCAGGTAACAGCAAGGCTACCATTGCCCGTATGAACGGGGAGTGGGAAAATATGGACCCTGAGGCTGTATATAAAAAAGCAACTGAATTATTAGATAGTGATGAATGGGTTCAAGTAGGTATGAATCCGTATAGGGCTTCCTACTTCTATGACAAAGCAGACGGTATGCCTATCCTAAGTGCAGAACAAGTTATCCAAGTTGGACCTCTAGTTCTAGCTAAGAAGGTTAAGAAGACAACGCCAGACGATGAAATGTTTCAATTCACAGATAAAAGAACAGGCGTTACAACAAATTTTAATCAAGGCGGGAAAGTAACGAAGAATCAAAATAGAGAAGACGCTATTGAATATGCAATAAGTAGATCAGATACTAGAAAGCAAGAGGAACCACCTATGCTAGAACAACAAATGGACCTTTTTAATGAAGGTGGCCTCAAGGATGAAGGTGGCATGGTAGACGAAGAATCGGGAAATGATGTTCCTAATGGTAGTACTAAAAAGGAAGTACGTGACGATGTTCCTGCCATGCTCAGTGAAGGTGAATTTGTTTTACCTGCTGACGTAGTTCGTTTCCACGGGCTAGAAAAGATCATGCAACTTCGTGATGAAGCTAAGTTTGGCATAAAGAAAATGGAAGCTATGGGTCAGATGGGTAATTCTGAAGAGGCTACATTGGATGACGATGTTCCCTTTGGCCCTGCCGATCTTATCATTGTAGGCGGTGGACCTATGGAAGATGAAGACAAACCACGTGAGATGGCTGAAGGTGGTATGGTACACGCAGCTGCAGGTACGTTTGTACCCTCTAGTGGTATTGCAGGATACCAACCTTCTATCTATCAAGGCCAACAAACTACTGCATCTTACACCCCTCCACCTAGTTCTGTTGCACCCCCACCACCTACTGCATCACCTGCTGGTGGATACATGCCTAAGTTTGTTACAAATCAAACTACTCCGTTTAATGACGGTAGTCTTCCAGCAAATATAGGATCAACAAGTACAGCACAAACTGCAACTAATACCTCAACGGGTGTAAACACAGCGTCTACAGAAGATAAATTCTTTGATACAGTTGGTGATGTATATACAACAAAAGAATACATTAATCCTGAAACAGGAGAACGTAAAACCATTTCTTTCTACAATGGCAATCCTTTAGTAGATATTCCTGATGGATTTATTCTTCTTTCAGATTATGAAAATCAAACAGATGACATTGAGTCTACGTCCGTAGAAACAACGCAGGTAACACCCATTAGGGATGATAAGGGTGCAGATAAACTGCGCTTATCTAATATGACAATGCAACAATCTGGTAGTGCTTTGTCTGCGCTAAAAGATGCAGGTAAAGATTCTATTCTTGATGCGTGGCATAAAAACCAACAATCAAAAGCAATGATGACAACCCTATCTTTTATTAACCCTGTTGTGGGTATGGCAGGACGTGCTGCTGCTAGTCACTTTGGAAATCAATTAGAAGATTTAATGAAAGAAAAAGGCATAGACATACCTGATATAACAGCAGACAAACAAAGCTTTCTTCAAAAGGTAGGTACTGGTATAAAGAATATGTTTGCTGATGTGAGTAATCCTTTTTCAAATGTAGCAGAAGAGGGTACTTCATATGCTCCGATATACTCACCACAAAATTCTCCCTATGGTGATGGTGCTAGTAACAATCTATTAACGACAACTAATACAGGCAGTGCGTTTACAAGTAGTCAAGCCGAAGCATATGATAATGCGGTAAGCTCTGGTAATGTAGATGTAGCACAACATTATGAAATACTGAATGCTAGATATAATAGAATGTCTGAATATATGGCTGCAGGAGGTGCTGAAGGAGGAGCTTCTACAAGTGGAATGAGTTCCCACACTTTACAACAAGCGGAAAAATTATTTGACAGCGAAGGTAACAGAATATTCGACACCGTAAACGAAGCTGATGCTGCTAATAGCAGTGACGGTGATGGTGGCTCTGGTACAACCACTGCAGCTGCATCATCTGATAAAAACATTGTTGAAAAATTCTTTGACGGTGTTGCAGAATTCTTTGGTTTCGGAGGTGACGACTAGGTTTAGTGTACCTAACTATAAACACTAATATGACTGGCCTACCCATCCCCCTACCAACAGGCTACGGTGGCCCCAGTGAGAGGACATATAATGTCAGAACAACAAATAATGGCTGAAGAA